CGTAAAGTGCAACCCGTGCTTGAGATCAGCGTCAAGCCTATAATGTGCAAAATTAGTGTCCACAAGGTCAATCAGTGGGGGCTCTTCAACCTCTGGCGTGGTGTCATCTGTTGAGATAAAAAAGAAAGGTATTTCTGAGAGGTTTTTTCCGTTCATGGTAGGAAGCATGTCAGAGCCTATCTGCTCATCGTTTTCATCCTTAATCCTATAAACCCTGACACGGTATACTAAGGCCTCATCTATCTTGACAAGATCAAGGACCCTGTATCTGGTTTCTGTCTCATGCTCAAACTCATTTTCCGATATGCTGGCCTCTTCGCAAAGCACCACAAGAGTGAGCATCATCTCATTATTAACACGCTCACGCCTCCAGTTAATAATACTCTCCGTGACATAATGATTCATTGAGGGTCGGAGGTTGCGCCTCTCCGCTTCTGCCTGACTGATCCCCTCTACGCTCTCAGGCGGGTAATCTACCAATACGCCAACCCTGCCCACCTCCTCAATCTCACGGGCTACCTGCTGGGAAAAGGTGGTGAAGTCTTTCCCATCTGTGGTGATATCTTCAAGGAAGGGCTCACAGGAGGCGGGCACCTCAACCTCTGGAGGCTTGCGAAATAGCATACCGCTCAAGGCCTGAATGGTGCGCCATGTAGCATTGAAAAACTGAGCCCTTAATTTATAGGCATTGTATTCGTCATTGTCCTGCTCTGACAGCCTGGGCAGATACTCTGTACCAGCCTCATGGACTGCCCTTTGACCCTTTGCAGCATCACGGCACTTTTTCCACTGTGGGGCCATGTAGATATATTCTGGATGCTGTGTTGACACTTTGCTTTCTGACATCGTAATGCCTCCGTTTGGTTTATCCTAAAACAATAAACTAAATGTCAATAAAAAACAATGTATTGATTTACTTGACTTGATGATGATCATGCTATAGGGTTGTGGGAATATTAATTTTTAACAGGGAGGAATGACGATGTTTGGGCCAAAGTTTAAGATAAAGAAAGAGCCTCTTTGTGGGTCATGTTGTTGGATGATATATAAGAGGGAATTTTTTATGTGGCATTTCCATGAAAGATGGAACACTTTAAAAACTGCAACTATTCGATTAAAAGAATTAGCAGGCAAGGATAAAAAATCATGAGAGAATGCAAATGCAAGAAATGTGGTTACGTGTGGCCCTCCAGGGTGGACAGTCCCAAGCAGTGCCCAAGGTGTAGGAATTATAAGTGGAATGAGGAGAAAAAGACAGATGGGAAATAGAATAGATAGAGACGCGGTATATCGCAAATACAAGGGCAGGTGTGCATATTGTGGTAAAAATATGTGCTTCAAGAGGATGCAGGTTGACCACCTACACCCTCAATCCCTCAAACACTTTGAGCCCGGATTAGATAATAATAGATTTGACAACCTTATGCCATCCTGCGCCAAGTGTAATAACTTCAAGGGCGGTATGAAGCTTGAGTTGTTTAGGAGTGAGCTGCAAAAACAGGTTGAAAGATTAAGAAGCAACGCACAATTTCAAAGGGCACTGCGATTCGGGCAGATAATAGAAAATGAGTGTCCTATTATCTTCCACTTTGAACTACTTAAATACTCTGATGAGATAAGCCCGGGCTTAAACGAAAATCAAGTTGAGTTTTTAAAAAAGAGAAAAAGGGAGAAAAAGAGATGAAAATATATTGCACGATATGCGAAAAGACATTTCCGGCATTAGAGTCCTACGGCGGGAACTCCTGCCCTAATTGTGGGCAAAAGTATTGCTATGATGAGAACTATGTTATTGATTTGAGTGAAAGCCAGATAAGGGCTTTACGTAGACACTCCACAAGGGGCAAGATTCTAAAACCCACCCATTTGAACCCGTGACATAGGCTTAATAACGGGGAACTCATAAGCCGTAAAATAAGAGAATGAATCATTCTGATGATCAAACCCACCTTTCTTGTCAGGCTCCCCATTGTCATCATATGCTTGCTGCTCAAGGCACCTGGCAATGGTGGGGCAGGCCTGATCATTCACATAGACTTTACCCATCTCAAACGCCTTGTTTGTTGAAAGGACCCTATCCCTTACCAGCGGGTTTGAGTTGTTCGCCCTGATCCTGAATCCCGCCTGCTCAAGCAATGAAATGTCTGTCTTTGAGGCCCCGACACTCTTCCTGTTCTTGCCCGATGCATCGGGATAAACAAAAATCTTATGATCCTTAAAACGCTCCTTAATGATCCTGATCATGTCAGGGGTGTCAAAGACATCCTTAAGCTCTGCCACTGCATGGTATCCGGTGGGCCTCTGCACAAAGATACTCGCTGCCATGTTCTGGACGTTAAAATCCATTCCGATGGAAATGGGCTCTTCAGGAACGATCCTTTCCCTGGAGGAACACCGCTTGCGATCATAGTTGCGGTAAACTGTCCCACTAGTAAGATTGACAAATAGGCCGTTAATATATGCTTCAATCAGGGCCTCTGGGTAAGACTCATACAGTGAGGAGATATAGTCATCAGGCAGGTTCACTTCATTGTCATATGTTGAGGCTTGGATAATTCCATAGTTGCCCCGCAGTTCTGGTTTTTCGGCCAACAGCTGGACAAATTTCTTATGACAAAAACGGAACCCCTCTGGTGTGGTGGTGATATCAATACCATTAACAAGGCCTGTCTTTTTGTACCTCATCCTTGCAATGATCTTTTGCCATGCCTCTTCAGCCTTGTGTATTGGCAGGGTGTCAAGCTCATCTATCATGGCGTGGCCTATCTTAAACCCCACAATGCTGCTAGGCTTGTCCATGGATCGGCACTTCACCACGCCCCTAAACTTGCGCCCCTCGTAGATATGGGCCTCGTGGTTGCCTGTCTTGATCTCAGCACTTAGGCCAAAACTGTGGGCCACCTCTTCAATGGTGGGATAAAATACGTCTCTAATGGTGGTATAGGTGGGTGCGAAATAGCCTTGATTAATGCCTGGGAATTCCCAGAAGTGCTTGCAAATCCCCATTGTGCCAACGTACGATTTTCCGGATCCATAGCCAGCGCAGAACAGTTTAAACTTTTGAGGCATAGCCAAAAAGCGGCCCTGGGGAACATTAGCCGACAGGTTAAGATTCATCAGCCTTATCTTTGGGCTTAGAACAATCCTGAACATTTATATTGACAATAACTGGCGTAGGCTCTACTGCGTCCTGATCCTCTTCGGGCTTATCCTTCATTCCAAGCCAATTCTTTGCAAGAAAAATAGCAACAGCTGCATTGTTTTGAGCCATCACCATCATATTTCTTCTAAGGCTGATCTTGCCTTTCCCCCTTTTTACCTTAAAAATCTCGGAGAAACTTTTTTCATAGGTGTCTTTGCACCACCTTGTAAGGGTCTTATCAGTAACCCCCGTAAACTCGCAAATCTCCTCTTGAGAGCACTGTAATTTGCACAGCTCTTCAAAGGTCTTTTTTGTAATAGCCTTTTTAGGCCTGCCCCCCTTGTTTTTCTTAAGGGGTTTTTTCTTGACTTTCTTTTTAGCTGTCATAAAAACATAATACCATAAAAGGTGAAACATTCAAGAGCTCTACCCAGGCTCATACATTTTAAAGATCCAAACACCACCCCCAACCAAGATTTGATACGCTTCGCCATCATTTAATTTTGGCACCCTTTGCTCTATTCTGTAATCGCCTCCAAGCTTAGTGGTGTCAACATAATCAACCTCTCTAAGCTCCTTTTCTCCACCATTCAAAACTTCCATCATTTCAGGCTTGCCCATGCCCCACACCTCCCCCTATTTATTAAAGAAAACATTAAAAGCTTCAAGCGCAACTTTGCCAAACTTCTCCTGGCAGCTCATGCATATACAGCTGGCCCTTTCACTAATGAGATTCATTCTGTGCCCCTGTACGGCCATTACTATATCACCCATTATATGATTTTCATATTCTGCCTTAAAAGTAGAATCACACCTCTCGCACTCGTAATGCACTATCTTTGCCATGTCCACACCTCCCAATAAGTTAATAAATATTAACCAAATGACCTTCTAGCATCAACCGGATTATCAAAAAGACGGCAATCGTAAAAAGATAAATTTTCTTCTCTAAAGCCCCCTAGCTTTTGAGCCTCTTTGGTTTTTGAGAACTCAATACAGGCGTTTTTAAATGAACTCGCCTCAACTCTCCCCACCATTCTCGCAGGCGCAGGGCCTGTTTCCATGCCTGTACAATAATAACCCTCCATCCACAACTCATAAACCATCACTTCCAACCTCCTCAATCTACCGATAAATAAATACTTACCCCCTGAGACAACCCCAAAGGGCAGAGGCATCACTAAAATTTAAACTTCAACTGAAATCCATTAAAAGTTAACTGAGCATTCCCTAGTATCCCATAGGCACCTCCTATTTAATTTATCCTCTCAAAGTCCTCTTCATCAAACTTAATGGGTTTGATAAGCCGATCATAGCACCCCTGGCACACCTTGCCCCCGTGTAGGCTGTCAAGAAACTCCTTATGTATATATTTGGGCTTTTCCTTGCAATTTTTGCAATCACACATCGCTCTCACCCATCTTCATAACTAGGTCTAACAGGGTGGAGCCAGTAAAATTATTCCCTACATTGTCACTTATAAATACTCCGTGATACTGACCTAAGGCAAATATTCCAGTTGCAGCACTACCCTTAGATATGAGCTCCTCCATCTTACTTAACCCTTCCCTGAATGCTGCAAGCTCTTTTTCTTGAGCCTCATATTTATTCCTAATTTTATTAAAATCATCCTCATCCATGTTCTCTAGTGAGAGGTCGCTAAACTTAATGGCAAACTCATCTGCACCATCACATCCATATCCATTAGGCTCTCCATCTTGATTTATGCCCTCGCACTGGTTGCATCCATGGCTTGCACAATACTCCCTCTCTATGGCCTCCATGTCCCAATATACCTTATGCTGTGGCTTGCTCATGGTGCGCCCCTCCTGAGTTGCACTGTTCATGAAAATCAACAAAGTTCTTATCTAAGAAGCAACAAGCGACAAACTGCGTTTCTTGGTTAGCATTAGGGCACCCATCTTCCTTGCCATAATAATAACACTTTCCGCACTTATCTTGCTTTTTCATGCCTCACCCCTCCCCATTCCAAGTTTCAACCGCCGAAACCTTGCTATCCACGGCCCTACTGCTCTTATCGCAAGCCGTACAATTAACCCACCAATGCCATCCGTTAAAGCTCCTCAAATAAACCTTGTCAGGAACCCCACATTTACATGGTTTGATCTCAGGAAGAGCTTTCATTTTTCAGGCTCCTCTGGTGCTCATCCATCACATTAATAAGGCTAACACTTGCACTTGTAGGCATAAAATCACACCTCATAATTCCATTAGAATCACCATGCCGATGGTGGTCAGGTGTCCCCCTAGGGAAAGGCTGGCAAATAATCATACCAGGCGTGCCCTTGTCGGCTTCACTCTGAGCCTTATCAAAAAGCGGTTTCAGGACCATCAACTGTTCCTCGGTCAATTTAATCTTGAGCATAATTACCTCCCAGTAATTTAAGGTTTATAAAACTTACACTGTATTAAAAAGATTGTCAATGATTCTTTTTCATATCACCTCTACAATATCCAGGAATTGCCTGTAAGATCTCACCTCATGCCACTCATGCCCCAACTGCATAAACATGAGCTTATATTTCACTTGATCCTCTGTGAGCTTTCCCTTATCACACTTAAGCTCAAGATACATAGTCCTACCCCCAGGAAGAGCCATTACAACATCAGGCCACCCAGGTTCAGCAAAACCTTTCGCCTTTTTACTCTGCCTGTTCACCTGGATTGGGTATCCATGGCCTTTACCATATGCCCTGATTTTCTTTGATAGGTTGCTCTCTGGCCCCTCATCGGGTTCATATGGTCCAGGCCTACTTTTTTTAACAGGCCCACTGCACTTGCGTTTTTGCTCTTCAAGGAGCTTTTCAGCCTCTATAGTGCTGAGATTCATCATTGATCATCCCATAATATTTAAGCACATTATAATAAGTCCTAGTGGACACCGTCAATTTGTCAGCAGCCTCCTTGTACGTGTAGTGCTTACGGCAATAAGTGATTAAAGCCTTTAGGCTCACGTAACCCATACGCCTCTTAATGGCACCCCAATCCGTGGAAGGTCCACGAGTACCAACCATCTCCGGTCTTTCTTTTTTATACTCCGGCACGGTCCTAACATCATACCTCACGCACCAATCCCAAAAGGTATGCTTACTGACCTTGCAGGCCTTCGCACATTTCGCATAGGTGCCGTGCTTGTCATAGATCGCCTGGAGTACCTCCCTGCGCCCTTCTGGGTCTGGCGTTTTACATACTGTGTTTATTTTCATTCTCACCCTCCTTTTAATATTTCCCATGCAAGCTCAGCCACTCTTGGAACTTGTCCATTTCCAATGGCTTTAAGTCTGTCCACCCTATTGGCCACCCCATCAGCCACTCTACCCAGTTTGGGTTTAATTGACCCTTCTGATGGGTCTCGTTCCCACCATTGAACACCACACTGCCCAGTGTGTCCAACTGCAACTTTCCGTCTCTGTACC